GCAGGTCGCGCGCAAGTTCGCGGCCGAGCAACAGCGTGTGCCGCAGTCGGTAGAGGAACTCGTGGCCCGCGGTTACCTCAGCCGGGTGCCCGCGCCGCCGCCGGGGCCGCGCTAAGCTCGCGCAAAAGGGTGGCAGCCAGCCGCAAAAGGGTGCCGTAGCCCTACCCGCGCAATGCACTCCAAAGCCACGCTAACCACCTCCGCACCCACCCCCCAGCCGCATTCAGCCGCGCCTTCCGCATCCGGCACCCAGCGCACCCCGTCAGCCGTGTCCCCAGCCTCCGGTCTGACCATCGCACCGCCGGCCTGAGCCACCGCTCCACCGCGTCCCCAAGGCCCTCCTGCCGGCGCCCTGCCGCCCCCCTGCGCAGCCCTTGCGACCGCCCCGCAACCTCCCCGCGTGGACCCAGCGGCAGCCTCATATCAAGCCTGCCAGTAAGTATGCCCCCACCAGGTGGACGGCGGGCTCGATGTCAGCACCCCAGCCAGCACCGCTGCGCAATCCGGCGCCCCCTCCGTCGCCTCGCTCACGTCATCCGTCCAAGTGTGTTCCACTTCGCAGATGTCCCCTGCCCCCAGGTCTGCCACCGACTTGGTCAAAATGATGTAAGCCCCGCACCCCGGCCCCGCCGCCGGCACCCGTGTACGGGCAGAAAGAAACTCGTCCCCCAGCGTCGCCCCCCACGCATCCGACTCCGGCCCCACCGTGAACTCCTGCACCACCGTCCCGTCCACGCAAACCGGGTCCTCCGTCACGCCCACCCGATCCGTCTCACCCTCCCCGCAGCCCAGCGTGATCGTTGACCCGTCGCAAGCGTAGAACTCCCCCCCCGCCACCAGCGGCACCTTCAGCAGCAGCGCCCGGCAAGCCGCCTCCGCCTCCTCCAACGTCCACGGTTCCGACAGCACCCACGTCCGCGTCAGCACATCCGCCGGGCTCGACCCCGTCCACCGGCACACCATCGTCAGCCCGTCCTCGCTCACCTGCGGATAGCCCACGTCCGGCGTCCCCGCCGCCAGCCCGGCAAAAAGGGTGTCGTAAGCCACCTTGCTCAAATTCGTTTTCCAGTTCCCGCTGCCGGCCCCATCCAACTCCCACGGATTCGGGTAAGTCGGAGTCCCTGCCGGGCACCCCACCCCCATCGTGAGGAACCCGCTGCCATCCACCGCCAGCCAATCCGTCACCGTCCCCTCGCAATCCGACGGGCAATCGCACCCCGTCAGTTGCGTGCTCAGCAGCTCGTAAAACGGCGCCACACAATGCGCATCCATGCGGACGAACTGCGGCGGCACGAACGGCGAACACCCGAAGCCCGTCTGCAAGCCCTCAGTTGGCCAGATCGTATCCGCGTAGCCATCCCCGTTCGACAGGTAGCAATAGCTCGATGGCCCGATGGGTCGCCAGGCCGTAGTCGCTGTGTCCCCCCAGAGCCGACCCGTGATTTCCCGCTCGACCTCGAAGTGCCCGTAAATCCAGTTGATCCCCACCCCGAACTCATCGTTGAACATCGGGTATTCCGTCGCCGAAGAGGTCCATGAAGACATGCCCACGCGGTCGGGGATCTCGTAGTAGCCGGCGTCAATCTCCTCCTGCGTGGGCGGACGCGTGAAAATGAACGCCTCGTAATCCCCCACCACCTGCAAAACATCCGTCACCACCACATTGCGGTAACGCACCGTAACAACGTCCGACGCCGGATTCAGGTTAAACGCCGTCCACCCGGCCCACCGCAAAGCCGCCGAAACCCGCAGCAGCGAGCACTCTCCGATGTCCGCGCAGCAGCACGGCCCGATTTTTCCGATGGGCGTCCCCATGTCAGTTCCCCTCCCCTTCTGCCGCCGCCAGCCGCGCCCCCGCGATGCCGCAATACTCCGCCTCCCGCTCGATCCCCACGAACCGGAACCCCTCCAGCAGCGCCGCCTTCCCCGTGGACCCTGACCCCGCGAATGGGTCCAGGATCAACCCGCCCGGCGGGGTGATGAGCCGGCACAGGTAACGCATCAATGTGGTCGGCTTGACGGTCGGGTGATGGTTGCGGCGATTGGGGTTCGGGCCGCACGGTTTTCCGCCGGCCTCGACTTCGAGAATGCCGCACTTCTTGCAGAATGTCGGCGCCCCAGGGTGGCCGATGCACAGGTGTCCATCGCTTTCCGTGAAATCGTGGCCTCCCTCGCACCCCGCATCGCGGTCCGCCTTGCTCGCCTTCGCACAGTAAAAAAACCGCGCCGCCGAGCCTTCGCTGGCGGCTGACCCGGCAACACCCATGCGCCAGTGTTCAGTTGAAACTTTCGCACTGCGCCCAGGGTTTCTGGCCCCGCTTTTCGTCTTCGGAAACACCCCCAGCACCTCCGCGCTCCCGTCGTGCAAAACATTCGCCGGCCACCGGCCTTTGGCGGAGGATGAAAAGGCGAATTTCAAAGTTGGTTCCCCGGCGCCCATCGCCCCCATGAACTTTCCGGTTTTGAAACCTTTTCCGGCCGCCCCGCCTTGCCTTTTCCAGCCATTCAGCCCCACCCGTCCCCCATCCACATTGATCCCGCCCGTCCCGTGGGCAAGGACATTTTCCGCGACCGTGCCCGCTAGCGGTTTGCGCGCCAGGATGATCGGCTCCCAAGCCGGTTTGAGAGCAGTGCCCCAACCATCCCACTTGCAAGCCTCCTTTGTTGCTGGTGCGGTTTCGCTGTGGTTTCTCGCCACGGCCTCGGGATCGTCTCGCCAAGGCCGGGAGTAACCATCATTGCGCAGCGCGTTGGCCTCCGCGTCAATTCGCGACTCCCGCCCGTCGCCATAGACTCGCCGGCCAACGATCTTCCTCTCCGCCCCCGCCGCCTTGTCAATTGCCTTCCCCACATCCAGCGACTTCGGAAACCCGCTTCCGTACAGCCACCCCAGCGTGTCCCGAATCTCCCACCCCGCGTCCTCGATGGCGCAGGCCAGCCGGTGGAAAGTCCGTGTCCCCCCGAACGCCAGCAGATGCGCCCCCGGTTTCGCCACCCGCAGCGCCGCCGTCCAGAACGCCGGCCCCGGCACCCCATGATCCCAATTCTTCCCCATGAACGACAGCCCATAGGGCGGATCACACACGACGGCATCCACACTCCCCGCGTCCATGCGGTCCATCCCGTCCATGCAGTCCCCCTCAATGATCTCCCACCGGCTCACGGCGTCTCCCTCGTCGGCGACATCACGAAATCCGCGTAAAGCCCATCGCAGATCTCCAGCGTCGCCGCCCAATTCCGCCCCTCCTCCAGCACCAGCCAGGTCACCCCGACGATCCCCGTGCCCTCCACCGGCTGCACGATCGCCACCCACTGCCCCGCCGCAAATTCCGGCATCCGAAAATGATTCGCCGTCGGCGCCGTCCGCAGCAGGTAAGGGATCGCCGCGTCCACGCTCTCGCCATCCAGCTCCACGGAAACCTTGTCGCTCCCGAGGTCCGCGATCCCGTCAATTTCCACCCACCGCACCGCGCCGCTCCCCGTGACATCCATTGGCCTCCGCGGCTGGCGCGTGCCAGTCAAGGCGGCCAGTTCCGATGCCGAGGCCGCCTGCGCCCGCGCGTTCGCCGCGACATGCCGCCAGAGCGATGAAACCTTTTCCCCCTTCTGCGGGACCGTGATCAAAGGCTTGCCCATGTCACAGCGCAGGGTAGATGTCCGCGTCCCAATGCCCGCCCGGCGCCCCCATCCAAGTGCGCGTGATGCGGTACATCCCCACCCCGGAAATGCTGTCCGCCGTCCGCAGCCACTCGAACCCCGTCAGCGTCGCCAGGTAGGCCGCGTAAGGCCCTTGCGGCGACTGCCGGGCGCCCCCCACTGTGGCCGGCGGGAACGACCAGTAAAACGAGGTCCAGGTGTACGTGTAGCTCGCCCGGTAAAACGTCTCGATCCCCTTCAGCAACTTCGCCACCAGCTCCAGCGCAACCGCGTTTGCCGCCAGGTCCGCCAGCGCCGCCGTCCGGGCCGCTTCCTCCGGCGAATCCACCGCCGTCCGAACCAGCGCACGCGCTGCGTCGGTTAGCGCCGCGTAGTTCTCGTGCCGCTCGATCCGCGGGCTCATGTCGCTCCCCTGCAAGTCCGCCTCGTCGCTCGGCAAAGTGTTGTCCCCGATGCCCGACCCCGTCCCCTCGTAAATCACCGTCACGATCCCCTGATCCCCCGGCTGCTTCTGCGGATCCACCGACCGCACCGTCCACGAGCCATCCACCGCGCCGATGGTCGGCATCTGCGCGAGGATCTGCGTGTAGGTGCCATGCCAGCGCCGCGTCAGCGTCGGCCGCTCCCCGAAGTGATAGGTCGGGCTGTCCGGCAGCTCCACGAAATCCGTCCCGCGATATGAGGCAAGCGTGGCCATAGGTCAGACGTTCACCGGTTCCCCGCCGCCGCGCTGGAGGAGTTGCTCCACCGCCTTGGCCGTGCGTTCGGTTGCCTTCGCTGTCCGCCGCGACGTGTCCAGCATCGGGTTTCCGCCCCCGCCCATGACGAAACCCATCCGCTCCAGGTCCGTCACCTGCACGCGCTTCTCCGCCTTATCTGAGCCCAACTCCCCCGTCCCGCCCGCCGCGCTGGCCGCTGCCACCGCTGCCGGGCTTTTGAAACTCTCGAACATCGCCTTGAACGCATCGAACGCCGTGCTGCTATTCGCCAGCGCCGCGTCCTTCACCTTGCCAAACGTCTCCGACCGGGCGCCCGCATTCTTTAGCAACGCCTCCGCCGCGTATGCACCGTTGCCGATGATCGGGATCGCCTTGGCCGCCTGGACCAGTCGCATCAACTGCTCACCCATCTGAGCCACCTGCGCGTAAAACGCCTCGCCCACCGCCGCCGCCGCTGCCACCCCCAGATCGATGACGTAGTTCCAAAGCCCCTTGAACCCCTCCGCCAGCAACTCAAAATAGCTCCCCGCATTGATCGCGTTGCTCGCCACGTCGAACACGTCAAACAGCCCCCCGGCAACCTGCGCGAAGAACGTCCCCACGTTTGCCTGCAGCGCCTTCAGCTTGTCCCCCAATTCATCGAACCGCGCCGCGTTCTTTTCCCACACCGCCGCATCCTCTTTCGTCTGCTCCATCGAAGCGTTGAAATCGTCCAGCGACCGCGTGATCGCCAGAATCCCTGCCGCCCCCTCCCGCCCGAAAATCGAGAACGCCATCGCGGCCTGTTGGGACGCCCCCAGCTTCGCGAGCGCCCGCGCCGCCACCTGCGTCTGCGTGCCCGCGTCCGCCCTGCCGAACGCCTCGGGATCAATGCCGATCCGCCGCAGTTTTTTCGCCGCGTCCGGGTCGCCGGCCAGTCGTTGCATCCGCATGATCAGCGACCCTGCCGACTCCGCAGATTGCCCCACCTGCGTGAGCGCCTGCTCCATCTGGTACAGCGCCCCCACGCTGCTGCCAACCCGCTTGCTCACGTCGAACAGCCGGCCCCCGTTGTCCACTGCCGCCTGCATCGCCCGGAACGCGCTCCCCACGCCCACCGTCGCCGCCGTGAACGCGAACAGCGACCGCGTCGCCTGCTGCATCCGCGCGAGGAACGCCGCGTGATTCAGCCCCAGCGTGAACGTCAGGTCATTCATTGCGCACCTTTGCGAATCAGCTCCAGTTCCTGCCCCAGGTAGCCCAGGCCCACCCGTTGCGCCGGCGCCATCGTGTCATTCTCGACGGCCCAGGCGATCATCGCGAACCCCTGATTGAGCGGCAGATCGTGCATCACAAAGTCCGGAGTAAACCCGTAATCCCGGCAGAGTCGGCAGAGGTAACTGAGCCACCACCCGAGGCCGTCCTCGGCGCCGGGATCGTCTGGGGAAAATTTCCCCTCTGCTCACCCTCCTTGGGTGGTTCCTCGTGGCGCAAGCTCGTCGCCGCCGCTGCCGCGAAATGTTCCAGCAACGTCGTGAACATCGCCGGCAATTCCATCGGCGCCACCGCGTCCAGGATCGCCTCCGTGGCCGCCTCCTCCACGCCCGCCCGCCCGGCCCGGTGCGCCATCTCCCGCACCGTTCGGATCGGCGTCGTGAACTGCCAGACCATCGCCGCCATTTCCTCCGCGGTGATGGCCGATTCCGGGCCGGCGCCCTGAGCCTGTTTCAGCAGCGGCGAATCCAGCAACTTCAGCACCAGGAAATCGCTCGCCACCACCGGCCGCAGCTCGCGGCCCAACCGCTTCAACACCGCCGCCCCCGCGCGCGGATCCGGCGCGGGGATGTCGAACGCCTTCCCCAGCGCCCCCGGCGTCGGGTTTGCGTGGGCCTTGCGGATGTCCCGCGTGAGGTCAGCGTGCCGGGCGTGGGCCGCCGCGATTGCCTCTGCCGCCTGCGTGTCTTCGTTGCCGGTCATAGGTCAGGCCAGGGTGATCTCGCAATAGCGTTTGAACTTGAGCGTAATCGTCCCGTGCGCCTTTTGCGTCGCGCTCAGCGGGTCGCTCATGCACAGCCAGTTCGTATTGATGCGATCCCACGGGGCCGGCGCTCCCGAGATCGTCACCACCGTGTTCGGCGCCGGCCAGGACTTGCCCGTCAGCGCCCCGGCCTTGCAGGTCACGGTCAGCATCTCATCGTCCCGCTTCGTGCCGCCCCCGCCGTTCGAGGTTGCCAGCAGCGGCTGCAGGCCGACCACCAGGCCCTGGTTGCCGACCACCTCGATGAACTCCGGTTCGCCATCGAGGGAGATCGAATCAATGACGGCGGCACCCATTGACGTGGTGCCCTCCGTGAAGGACGGGATGCTCCAGACCATCGTGCCGTAACCAGTCGGGAGCCGGGGAGAAACGAGCGTAGCCATAGTATTCCTTGGGTCGAGGTTGGGAAATCAGTTCACAGCAGGTTGGTGATGCCACGGATCTTCACCGTCGCGTTGGCCGCGCCCGGTGCGAAGTAGAGCGCAGTGATATCCGACCCGCCCAGCGCCGCCGCCGCCAGCGCCTGCGTGCCGTAGATCAGCGTGGTGCCCGCGGCCAGTTCCGCGCCGCCGAACAGCGTCGCGCCGCCCGAGTTCGTGGCCTTGACGGTGACCGCCCCGCCCGTCACCTCGATCATGAGGCAGGCCAGTTGGGAGACATCAATCGCCCCCGCCCAGGTGTCCGGCGTCGAGGCCGTCAGATCGGCGTCAATGACGATCGCCGTGTCGTCCGTGTAGGTGTCAACCTTCGTGAAGGTTTCGCTGCCGGTGGTGTAAACTGCCGTGATGTAGTTCGTGGCCATAAAGTTAATTGGTTCAGTTCAAAAAAAAGTCGTAGCCGCCGACGTGAGGAGGCTCTGCCATTTTTGGAGGCGGGTCATTTCGTTCCGTTGTAAATGGTTCGGACCTCCGCGGCGGTCAGTGCTCGCGAATAGACCATCAGTTCATCAATCTGCCCGCATAGCTCCCTTGTGGTCCCAACGTCAACCCGGTTTGCAATGCGCATCGCCGATGTGGAATTTGCAATCGGCAAGCGCAGTGTGGGGTTGTAATTGCTGATATTTACAGACCCGTTGGTATAGACCAGCAGGTTTGTCTTTGTATAATCGAAAACCCAGGCAATGTGCACCCATGTGTTTGATGGGGCTCCCCCGGTTGGTGAAGGGGTTGGAACGTCCAATGAACCTCCGTTCAGAACAAGTTTGAACGACGGCGCCTCGCTGTCTGTAATGTAAAATGCAAACTGTCCATTGAAGGCCCTATCCAATACCCTTGAATACAGGCTGCCGATATTCGTGCGATTAACCCATGCCGTAACGGAAATGTTTGTTCCGTCAAACACTGCTCCTGGATTTGGAACCCCAATGCTATTCGTTGAACCGCCAGCAAAATTGACGCACCCAGAACCTCCACGAGTTGCCCACACTACGTTCGTTAAATATCCAGTGTTTCCATTTCCGCTAGAGTCCGTTGCTGTGGTCCCTGTTCCGTCGTCAAATTTCCACCACGCGACCAGCGCATCAGTTGGCGGAGTGAATGCCGATGCCGTTGGCCGCGCCGCCTGCAGCCACATGTCTTGCACCATCCGCGACTGCGCGCACGCGGAGCAGGCCAAGCAAAGTAAAAGCAGAAAAGCCTTCATTGGAGCGCAGCCCGCAATGTGTCTACCATCTGCTGGGACGTGATTGCCGCTGCCGAATGCCGCGAGCGTTCCACATTGATTAGGATGCGCAACTGGTCGCCCAGCGTGAACAACAGCCTGCCGAGTCCGTCAGTGCTGTCCAGCAACGCGCGGGCTTCAGCTTTCTGCTTGGCCACTGCGGCAGCGTCCAGCGATGCCTGCGTGACGCTGGTTGCTATCGTCAGGTCACACGTGAGCGGCCCGGTTTCCGTTATGGTCCAGCCCGTCACAACAATTCCGGCAGCCGGTGCTTCCTCATTTACCACGCGCCGCCATCCGATGGCCGCGAAATCTTCCGGTCCAGGGGTCGTTGTGAGTTGCCCGTTGATTTCGACAGAGCGCGGCAGTTGTGCCTGTTCAACGATCTGGTTTGTCAGGATGTTTGCGAATTTCATGGGATTAGCGGAGACGTGAAGCCCACCAAAGATTTGTCCCGGCAGAACGATCAAACAGCAAAACGGTGATGCCGTTCGTCGGGTAACAGACAACCGCGTTGCTCAGGTATGTGGTTGCGAACGAGACGTAATTTGAGCCGGTGAGTTCGAGGCGGATCGTCTCGATGTTGTTGGTGTTGCTGTCCAGCACGGTGAACCACGTCGAGTTCGTGAGAGTGTATTTCTGAACTGGTCCGTTTGTGGCCGTAAGCCAGATGTTTGTGCCCATCGCAGCAAGGCTGACCGGGGCGAATGACGCGCTGGCAGTGCGATTGAAGTTGACCGGAAAGAGGTTCGTAAGCCCGGTGCCATCCCCAGAAACGGACCCAAAACCCACGTTCGCCGCGTTCGTCCCGCTGGCGAGGTTTCCGGCTGGGATGTTGGTGAGGTTTCCAGCGTTCCCAACGAAATTCGTTGCCGTTACCTGTGCGAGTTGCCAGCTACCCTGCCCGCTCACTACGCCGGGGGTATCGTTGTTCACCGACAGAACAGCCGTTGCGCCGGCATAAACGATGGCGTTCGTGACGTTGCTCGGGCTTGGCAGGTTGGTGAGCGCGTTGCCGTTACCCTCAAAGCTCCCGTTGTAGGCATTTGAGATTGCCAGATTGACCGTGCCGCTAGGAGCATGATCCCAGGTTGCCGTTGTCGCGCTGGTCGCATAGAGCATCTGCCCGTCGCTCGCGGCGTTTGTGGCCATCCTAGCGGGCGAAAGCGTGCCGCTCGTGATCTGTTCCGCCGAAAGCTGCGCCGTCCCGAGGTCCTGCACCAGCGCGGTGTGCGCGTCATAGGCCCCGCCGGAAACGAAATACAGATTCCCGCTTCCGCTTGAACTGCTGACTTTCCACGCCCAGACCAGCGACGATGCCGCCGGCAGGTTGGTTTCGGTGATTGATACGCTCCACTCCATCAGCGTCGGGGTTGTGCTCGCCACTGCCTGCGGAAGTCCTGCGGCAATCTCTACCAGGTTCGTTCCGCCCAGCAGGAAATAAAACTCCGGCGCTACGCTGACGGTTCGCGCAACGTCCTTTGCCAGATACGCCTTCACTGTCACCGGCCCGCCGGCGATGCGCGAAAATTCCACGGAGGATTTCACATGCCGGATGTAGCTGTTGGCCGGCATCGTCGGAATGGTGTTCGTCGTCGCCGTCGCGATTGGAGAGTTGCTGCCGTAAAAGATGTTGGTCTTGTTCGCGGCGCCATCCCACAGCGCAGCCGGATTCGTCACGCCGGAGCTGTAAATGTGCGTCCCGATGCTGGCAATCTGGCCGAGCACCCAATTGCTGGACGCTACCCCGTAGCCATCGCTTGCGAGTAGTCCGGTCAGCCCGCTGCCGTTTCCCGTCACGACACCATGCATCACGGTCTGGGTTGTGTTTGCGTTGCCAATGACGGTCTGGTTGTTGTTGGTGACCGCCGCGTTGTGGCCAATCGCAATGGCGTTGGTTGCCGTCGCGTTGGAAGGCCCGTCTGCGTTCGCTCCGATGAACACGCTGCCAGTTGTAGGTGTTGCATCCAGCCCTGCGCGGTAGCCCACATTCACGGAGTAGGTGGAATTGCTCGCCTGCGCCGCAGCCTCAAAGCCGACAGCCACCGCGTATGTTCCCGCGGTCTGGTATTGCCCGGCACGCTGCCCAACCTGCACGGCTCCGGTTGCGGTAGTGGATCGGATGCCGGCCTCGTAACCCACCTGCACGGCACTGTTTGCCGTGCTTGAATACTGACCGGCCAGCGCACCGACCTGAACGGCGCCGATTGCGGTTGTGGAATTTTGTCCTGCGTAGCCGCCCAACTGAACAGCGTTGTTGCTGGTTCCGGTGGATTGTCCGGCGCGATAACCCAACCGCGTGCGATATACCTCCGCCTGCATTGAGGTGTAGGTGTCCGCCGCCAGCAGGCTCATAGTGCCCAGCGTCACGTTGCTGCTCACCGTCAGTTGCGCGACGTTCGGAAACAGCGTCAGGCCAGGAGCGCGCGGAAGCCAGTCGGTCAGCGTTGCGCTGCCGTCCCCGTAGTTGTAGGTCCGCACCGAACCTCCAACCACTCCGCAGTCCTGCAACCACATCATGGTGTTGTCGGCCCCGACGCCAACCGCGAACCCAACGTCAGAATCCGCACCCGGCAACAGCGACGCGCCTGCTACGCAGCCCAGATTCCATGACATCCCTCCGGCGCCGATGTCGTGAATGTTGCGGTTTTCATTCTCAAAATACTGCCCGTTGACGCGAATGATCCTGAACCCATCGTGAATTGTGCTGCCGTTATTCGCAGTGCCTCCGGTCGTGCCGTTGCGCATCCCAACGCATCGAATTTCAATCGCACCAGCTAACGTGCTGGCGCCGGACTTGTGGTAGTTGAAACCGTCCAGTCGGTTGCTACTTGCCATGCTTTCCTCCGCTACGACAAGTCCAGCATCGGCCAACACCGCAAACCCATCCTCCGTTGACGGCCCGAACGTGCAGCGATAGACCGACAGGCGGGCGTCCGCGTCGGCGTTCGTCCAGCGAAGCGCGTTGCGAATTCCGCTGATGAACGTGCAGTTCTCAACGTGCAGCGAGTTTGTAGATTCAATCGGACCAAGCGTCGCAAAGCCATTCGTGCACAGCAGCGTCGCGTTTGTGGTGATGGTCACTAGGTTAGTCTCCGACGCTGGCACCGTCGCGTAAGCACCCGCCGCGATATAGACCCGGAAGCTCGCCGTCGCCGTCGCAACTACGTTAGATAGCGTTGCCTTCGGCGTCGAAACGGTCAGTCCGTCGGCCGCGTCGCTGCCGGTCGTGGACATGAAAAACGTCTGCGCCCGCGCCGCGTCCCGGTAGTCCAGCGCGGAAATGGACGGGACGTAGAACCCATACCAGTTCGATACCATGACGCTGACCGGAAAGGTGAATCCGGCTGGGGTTTCAACCGGGGTGCCGGTCGGAAGGCCCGGAATGCTGAGGTTTGTCAGACCGCTTCCGCTGCCGGAAAATGTGTCAGCCACAACCAGCGGTGCTGCAAAGTTTACGATGCTTTGCCAGGAGTTGGTGTTTGCCAGCGCGACGTAATTGCCGTCGCCGTCCTCGATGGTCAGCGTATCGCCTGCGCTGGTCAGCTTCATCTTGGTCACTCCTGACTCCTGCAATTCAAGCGCCGGGGATTTCACGCCGACCGTGGTGGCCAGCGTGCCTTGCGCGGTGATGGTCCCGGTGCTGTTGGTCTCACCCAGCCACATGTTTTTATTGGTCTCGTAGCGCAGCAGGTGGTTGCCAAGGTCGTCCTCCAGGTGCTTCTCGTAGAAGCGCCACGTGTTCGTGGCGATCTGCAACGTGATGCGGGGCTTGTAGCCCACTCCGCCCCAGTCCTTCGCCTGGAAGGAAATGGCCTCGTAAATGTGCAGCGGGTTGAAGTAGAGCACTGGACCAGTCAGGGGGCCGGCTGGCCGGGTCTCAAGGATTTCATTCGTCTCCGGTCCGTACCAAATCCATGTGTTCGCGCCTTGATAACCCCAGCCGTATGGCGTCCCCAGCGTGACCACTCCGGCATTGGTGGAGGCGACCATGTTCGTGCCCGCTGCGATGGCTACGCCGCCGGAGCCGAGTGCGTTGGTGGGTAGCGCGGACCAGTTGGTGAGGTTGGCCGAGCCGGCCTGCGGGATGTAGGACAGACCGCCGCTCACGATCACATTCGTGGAGAGTGCGGCCCAATTGGTCAGGTTGGCAGCCGCCATCTGGAATCGCGCGTCGCTGGCCGCTGCGCTCCACGCCGCGCCGGCGGCATCCTCTGTCGCATTCGTCGCCGTCACCAGCACCGTCGCCGCATTCACCGCACCGTTGGTATCCGGCACCAGGATGCGCAGCGCCGTCGGCGGCGCGCCCGAGATGTCCAGTTTGTAGGTGCCCGCGAAGGTGTTGCTGAAGGTCACGCTTGCATTCGTCACCGTCAGGCTCCGCGGCTCGATGGTCGTGATCACCGAGCCATCCGTCCGCGAGCCCGTGGGCGTGAGCGTCACCCGCCGCCCCGTTGCCGAGGAAAGTTGGAAATCCGTCGGCGTCACAATCACGTCCGCGGCCGGCGCCAGCAGCACCAGGCACACCCACACCACCAGCCATGTGATTCGGTTCCTCATGCTTCGGGGTAAATCAGTTTCGACCCGCACAAAATCTCCACCACCCACAGGTCCACCGGCGCGTCCCCGGTGTCCTCCATGCTCACGTCCTGCAACCTCGGCTTGTATTCGTAGCCCAGCCCGAAATCCACGTTCAGCAGCGCCGTCCGCGCGTCCTCGATCACGTCCAGCAACGCCGCGCCCACGTGCGATTCCGTCGTGAGGTTCTCGCTGCGGATGCCCGTCCACCCGTGCCCCCGCGCGATCGCCAGCCGGAAGGATCGCCACACCACACCCGCGTCCGCGCCCGCCTCGTCCTGCCGCTCGGAGATGAACAGCAGCGCCCCCTGGAGCCCCGTCGGGTCCGACGCCAGCGACGCCTGCAAATCCGCCGACGAGGCCGCCACGGAAAGCTGGACGTTGTAGGCCGTGACCCAATCGGCCAGGCCCGCCTGCAACGCCTCGATTTGTTCGCGGATCGTCATCGCAAAGCCCCGTCCAGATCAGAGTCCTCCGTCACGGCCGCGCCCGGCAGCCGGGCCGGGGATTCCGTGGATTCAGCCAGCCGGAATTTACCGTCCCGGATCGCCCGGAGTTCCGTCATCACCGCCTCCGCCGCGTCCGCCTTTTCCTTCGGCACGCCGAAGTGCGCCCGCACGAACGCCATGTGGACGGCCAGCGTCCGCGTCCAGCCATCCGTCTCCGTCGCCGTGAACGTGTGTCCCACGACGTAGCGGGCGACGGTGGCCGCGCATTCGGTGATGCACTGCTCCAGCCCGTTCGGGATCCCCGCGGACGCCAGCCCGCCCTGCAGTTGCTCCTGCAGCCGGGGAGTGAGTTGGAGGTCGTCGGGAGTCATGTCAGAAAGGAACTGCGCGCGGAGCGGTAAAAGACCCAGGGGCAACGGTCCTGGGGAGAAGACCTACCCTCGCGCGCAGCAAATGGTTTCGAGAATTCGGCTTCACGGCTTTGCCTCCGTTGCGGGTGGCACCTCGGGCATCGTGTAGGGGTAGCTTCCGTGGTGCCTTACCGTCGGCTTCAGCCACAGCCTGACCGGGACGCCGGCCGCCCGAGCCCGATGGCAGAAGGCCCATTCCTCGCTCAGATATTCCCAATCCCCCTCCGGGCTTTGCACCGGCATGGGCCGGAAGAAATCCACGAAATGCGTCCAGCCTGGCACCGCGTTGTCCTTGCACCGCGTGACCTTCAGCGCCGGGTCGCGACTGATCGAGCACGCGCCCCAAATCTGCCGCAGCGCCCGAGCGGGCACGGCCATAAGCGTCGGGATCAGGTGCGCGTCAATCACCACGTCCTGCCCCACGCACGGCATCTTGCCGCCTTCGATGCGCCCGGCCCATCGCCGCCGCAACGGATCCCGCAGGGCGTAAGGGATGCCGATAATCGCGTCCTGTTCGACCGCCATTTCCCCCAGCTTCAAAACGTCCTCGGGGCTGACCTCGACGTCATGGTCCAGAAACACCATCACATCGCCGCCGCGCTGGTCGCCCGCGCCAATGAGATCAGGCAGCAGGCCGGAGACGACGCGCGAGCGCGACCGGCAGATCAGCGCATCGTTCCAGATGGGTACTATATTACCTCCGCCGCGGCGGAGGAACGCTTCGACCAGGCCCATATACATGAGCAGCGTCTGCTCATGCACCCCCTTGTAGGAGATCAATGCGACCTGGATGTCAGGTGGTAGGTTCGTTGCCATTGTGAAAAAGGGCGCGGCGGAGTGACCCGCCGCGCCCGTGAAAGGTCAGGGTCAGGCGTACTGCGTGGTGATCAGCGTGCCGGCGGTGGAGTCCACCACCTTCTCCGCGGTGTTCTGGCGCACGCGCACCACGTTGCTCCGGCGGCTGTCGTCCCGGTAGGACTCGCTCACCCAGATGCCGCCTTCGGCATTCCAGCGGAGCGTGAAGCCGGCGCCGCCGTCCTGCATGGTGGCCGCGCTGGGATTGCAGACGCCCACCCAGACGTAAGTGACACCCCACACGCTGGCCGCGCTAAAGGTCTGGCCCTTCTTCGCGCTGTTGTAGCGGGCGCGGCCCACGAGCACCTGGCTGATGCCCTCGTCCGCGAACGCCTGCGCGAGCGAGGACTGCGTGACACTCGCGCCCTTGCCCACCTGGCCGGCCACAAAGGCCGTCACCGGGGTGGCCCGGCGGATGCGGTTGTAAACCGTGCTGTTCAGGATGACCGTGTTGGGGTTGTGCCCGTTGTCGCGCACGCGTTCGATGGCGGCCAGCACGTCCGCCACGAAGGAGATCGTGGCGATGTTGGCCTCGGTGTACGCGACAGCGCTGTTGGTGCCCGCGCCGAACGTGGTGGCGTTGATCAGCGCCGTGGCGGCTCGGACCTCGTGCGCCAGCATGACGTTGCGGAGGCAGAGCTTCGCGGCCGTGGCCTCGGCGTCGAAGAACCGCGCCGTATCAGCCGCGTCGGTGTCGCCGACCAGCTCCTCCAGGCCGCGGTCAATGGTGTCGTAGGTGTCGGTGGTCCACTGGCGGGTCACGCGGCCATAGGTGCCCGTGCTGGTGCGTTCGGTGGCGATGTTGTCCAGCAGGCCGCCCGCGGCGAGCTGCAGCTTGGGATAGGTGCCGGATTTGCCATCCACGCCGAAGTCCGGCATGGCCTGCAAGCCGATGAAGAACTTGTCCGCGCTCGCAGCTTCCTGCACGAGCACATTGAGGTCGCTACGGATGGTAGCGCCAGAGGTAGGTGAAAAACTCATTTTTTAGTTGGGAAAAGTTGGAAAGTGGCCGGGCGGGACCAGCCCGCCTGGCCGGGAGTTGGTTAGCTGTTCGCGGTGAACTGCGCGGCCCAGGTGACGCCATCGAGGGCAACAAACCGGCCGAGGGTCTTGCCTTCTAGAACCACCGCGGCGTTGGTCGTGCCGTCGTTGATGTCATCGTTGGCGGCGGGATACACCTTGAGCCCGGCCGTGGCGGCGAGGTTGTACACCTCGTACACCAAGCCCGCGACGGCGTTGGGCAGCTTGACCCCGACCGTGTCGTCGCCGGTGGCGTAGCTGACCTTGGCCACGATTTGAGCGGCGTTGCCGATGGCGCTGCCGGTGGCCGTCAGGGCGGCCACGTCGGTGCTGACGTAGTTGCCGCTGCCGTAGGTGGCGTCCTGCACGACGGCGACCTCGATCACGTCGCCCTGCGCGGCGGCGGCTTCGAGGGCGACCAGGCGGAGCTTGTAGGTGCCGCTGTCGTCCACCTCGCCACTGGCCGCGGCGTAGAGTTGCGCGCCGCGGGTGACGGGGCCGCCAGCCTGGACGTGGAACGTGCCGGGCGCGGACCAGAGTTTGACCGTGCCCCAGCCGGAGGCGGCGACCGCCTCCTGGGTGACGCCGACGCCGAGGTCGGATTCGCCGGCGACGGAGATCAGGCCGGCGCTGTCCACAGTGACGCGGACGAATTGTTCAAGGGCGACCGCGGTCGCCTGGAAAGCCCGGTAGCCGGACTCATTGGTTGAAGTGGTAGCCATATATTTGACTCAGATCAGAATGGTGGTTGTGGGTGAGCGGCTTAGATTTTGCCGTCGTTTTTGAGCCAGTCCTTGTAGGCATCCGGCATCTCGGCCACGCAGACCGCGACCGCCTTCGCCTTCGACAGGCCGGCTTTCATTTTGTCCGTGACGGCAGCCGAGAACGTGCTCGGGGCGCCGGCGGGCTTGGCCGTCGCGCTCAGCGGGACCACACCGGGCTTGAGCTGCCCGACCAGGTCGGTCAGCACCAGGAGCGGCGTGATAGCCAAAGCAGCGGCGGAGAGCGGGATCACCTTCCCCTCGCGGCTCGCCTGGGCGATGAGGTTCTCGCGCTGGGTCTGCTCGGTGGTCGCCTCGGCAGCCTTGCGGGCGGTCACGAGTTCGGCCACCTGGGCGGAAAGCGCCTTGATTTCCCCGGCGTCGGTCGGGGCCTTGAGCGAATTGATCAGCCCTTCGAGGGCCTCGATGCGCTTGATGATGTCGGCCATATCGGGGGCCGCTGCCGGTTTCGGTTCGTCCATAGATTTCGTGGGTGTGGTTGTTGCCGGGATCCCGGCGGAAAGCGTCGTGAGTTCGCGAGCGAGGGAGCTGCTCAGCGGTTGCACCGTCAGGCCGTGAACGGCGCCGGTGCGGGTCAATGCGGCGGAGTGGATCGCCAGCACGCGCCCCTCGCCGTCGAGGAAGACGGCCGGGCTCAGATCCTCAAAGTCCTTGGCCGAGGCGCGGCCGGTTTCCGTCCAGGTCAGATTCTCCAGGAACAGCCCCTCGCCCGGCACGAGCACCGGCGTCCCCTGGGCGGCGATCTTCCGCGGCTCCTCAGAGTTCTGCCATTCCGGCGTCCCCTCGACGGTGTTGTGCTCGAAATCGAGGGCGATGCGTTCGCGCCCGATGCTGCGCTGTTTCGCCGCAAAGGCCGCTACTGATTCCGCGTCCAGCGTGATCGTCCCGTAGATGGAATCATTCGCACCCCAGGCCAGCAGCTTGAGCCGCTCGGGCAGCGCGTCCGCGCCCCTGGCCGGCGATGCCTGGCCGGCGGTGGTGCGGAGGGAGACGGAATTAGGGGTCACGCGGAGACGCTACCAGCCGCCCCAGAATCCCGTTAAGGCGCGGCGGCCTATTTGTGCGCGCTCTCTGCCGCGCCCCTGCGGCGCCACTGCGCCGGCGTCGCGGACCACTCCCGCAGCATCCGGCTCGACAGCCGGGCCGCCTGCCGGACGCTCCGCAACTCCGTCCATGCGACCTCGCCGCTGCTCCGGTCGCGAAACCCGATTTCCATTGGGAACCACCGCGCGAACTTCGGCTCCGGTGTCCAGCCCGCTGCGATCCGCGCCTCCCGTCGCCGCGCCTTCGCCTCGCGCATTCGCGCCAGCGTCGCAAGCCGGATCTTGCTACAGACCCGCCGCGAATGCGTACGCTTCGCCATACTCATCTGTTAGCCGTCCTCGCCGCTGCCAGTATTTGCGCGCCTAGCAGCGGGTGGACGCAGTTGCGGAGTATTTGCGCGGGGCAGTGGTTGCTGCCGTAGTAGATGTTTTCCGGGTAGCGGATGCCGAGCCAGTCTTGCATCGCCAGCTTGCCCACCACATTGCACCTGTTGATGAAGTTCGGAGGCGTTGGCACTTCCGACGCCTCGAAATCGAAGTTCGACCAGAACAGATGCCGCCCGATTTGCTTCGTTGGCGGTATCAGCGGCGTGTAATAGGGCACGACGTTTTCCACGACCCACGGACATTTTGCGTAGGTTCGCAGGAAGATGATTTGCTGATAGAGGCTCATGTCCGGGTAGCGTTTCAGCGCGTGCCGCGTGGCCTTCGCCGTCTTCGAGTGCGTCTGGCACGGCGGACTTGTCCAGATAAAGTCAAAGCGGTGGTAGTTCTCCAGGAGGTAGGCGTGCGCGTCCCCGATTATCACGGTGTCAGCCGAGTTCAGCCGTTGATATACCGCCGCGATTTTCGGATCGTTCTCCACGGCGGACACGTTCACGTCTTGCCAGAGTTTCCGGTTTCCGCCGACTCCGGCATAGAGGTTCAGGACATTCGACGGACGGCTAACCATGCGCTGGAGCGAACAGCCCACAGCGCCGAGTTGCGTCATCGGCAAGGGCGGCGTCTCCTGCGGCGCTGTGGGCTGTCGCTCAGCTTTCATCGTTCTACAGCACCCGCCATGCGATAATGGACCGCCGACTAAATGCCGGGATGGCCTCACCTTCGGGGATTCGTTTTGTGAACCGCGCCCCTGTCTCATCATGTTGCCACTCCACTTCGATCTCGCGGCGTTGGCCTGGTGCTGTAGAACAAGACGGTTCAGCGAATGAGCCGGGGCGCTTGCAGTGCGTGGGCGGGCACTCGTCATGGTCGCATGGTGGTAATTCTCGGCTCATCGCTGACCTTTCTCGTTCGGCGAACCTTCGATTTCTTCGATTGTCACGCTGGTGTCGCCCATGAGTATGCGTCCAGCCGCCAGCTCCAGTGCCGCCCTGAAATCGTACGGGCCTTCCAAACGGCTGATGCGGGTTGCATATCGTGAGACGACTCTGTATTGCAGCCGTGTCGCCGAACCATGCGATGGAGCCAACGGCGCGGAGCCGTTGCCAGCGAGGCTAGAGTCAGTGTGTGCGCCGTGGCTCATCTTTTGTCGTTCGGCGTCAAAACGGGGTCTCATCGTCGCATGGTTTGCAGACCCGCCAGGCTCCGCTGTTCCAAAGCCGCAGCCTGAAACCAAATTTGATCCGGTGGCATCGGTGGCAGCGAAAGAAGAAACGCCGAACAAGGCGCTGGAGCGAACCGGCGGGTGCGTTTGTCGTGTTGTTCATAGGTTTTTCTGCGCCGGTCGCTCAGCTTTGGTCGTTCGGTGAATACCGGTCCGGCCACCATTGCGTGTCGTTGTGCAGGTATTGCGAGCATCCCGAGTAGAGCTTGCCCTGGTGCATGATGACGCGCCCTACCTTTCCCCCGCCGATCTGCGCCGCGAAGCGGTCGAAGTGTGTCTGGGCGGTCGCCTGCTCGCGGCTGGCCTTGTGGGCCAGTGGGTATTCTGCCGGCAGGTTGTCTGTCACTCCGGGAGGATACACACTCACGCGCCACCGTTGGCCCGCTGTTGGTTTGAGTCTCATCGCCGAACAAGTCGCTGGAGCGAACCGGCGGGGGCGTTTGTCGTGTTGTTCATAGGTTTGTCTGCGCCGGTCGCTCAGCTTTTGTCGTTCGGCGCACTCGGAGTTTTGCTTTTTTCCTCGCGCTCTAGCTCTGCCAGGTAGCGGCGTGTCGCCTCTTGATAGAAGTCTGCCAGAATGGCGAATGTTTCGAGCGCCTTCCCGTGCGCCGAACCAGGCGATGGAGCCAACGGCTCGGGGCCGTTGCCAGCGGGGCTGGGGTCAGTGTGTGCGCCGTGGCTCATCTTGATTCGTTCTTTTCGTGCCTTTCGTGTGTTCCGTGGTTCAATTCTCCGTCGGCGCCGCTCCTGCCAGCCGCTCCACACTCTTCTGCACCGCGTCCGGCGGCGGGTTGTCCCGGCCGCTGCCCCGCTGTACCCTTGCAATTCGTTTGCAAGCGACGTTTCCAGCGCGGGCGGTGCTTTTTGCGGTCCAGGTTTCTTGGCACGTCCTGGGGCTTTCTAGGCCCAGTCGTCTTCGGGCGGCGTTGCTTGGCTCAAGATCGTCAGGTGCGCTTTGATGAAATCCTCCCAGGTCAGCACCCCGCTGCCCTTGTTGGCCAGCTTTCGGGCATAGCGCAACCGCTCGGTGATCGCCTTCAATCCCTCTCCTTTGGCCACCTGCGCCAGCACGGCGGCAGGATCCTCCTCGACTTTGCCTACTTTGACCCGCGAGCCTTTTTCCGGGAACCGCAAACCCGAGGCGGCCAGGACGGCGGCCACATCCGCCCTAGTGGGGCTGGGGGGCAGGGACAGCTTGTGGACGCCCCGCCGCCAAACCTGCTGCAGCTCGCGCCCGCTGGCCTGCTTGAGCGAGTCAATGCGCGTCCAGATCAACACCATCCCGCAGCCAGATTCATCGTGGATTTCACGAATCACCTCGATGCAGGCGAAAAAGCTGTTCGCCCGGTAGGTGTTGGCCAGCAGGTGGCACTCGTCGAGAATCAACAGCGTGTCCACCGTCAGTCCCCGCTTGATGCGCTCCACCAGGGCGGCCGTGTTTGCGTTGTCGCTGATTCCCAGGCAGTCCGCGATCCGGCGCACCATGCCGCCCAGTCCGCTGGCCGCGTGCATCCGCACGTAAATGGTGCGGCCGTGATTGTTGCCCTGGCGATATTCCTCCGCCGCCCACGTCTTGCCCACATGACTCGGCCCCCACATCACGCCCATGCTCCTGCTCTCCCGCACCAGGTCAAAAAAGGTGTTGATGCGCTGGCTGGTCTGGGTGGCCACAAACACCGTCCTCCCGCCCTCGTAACGCTCGCGCTCAAGCTTGAGAAATTGCCGGGCGGCCCGCAGGAACTTCTCCGGTGGCGGTTCCGGGACCTTGGTTTCCGGGTGCAGGTAGCGCCCGGCGAAAAACTTCCACACGTTCGTCTCGTGATAGTCCACCCGCCGGGCGAATTCCTGCCGGCTGACCAGGTGCTTGGGATCAATGCACCAGCGGAAGCAGGCGAGCATGGTCTCGCGCGTCTCCTCGGTGTAGGTGGCCATATTCTCCAGCAGCGTGTCACTGCTGAATGGCCAGGTGGCGCGCACTGGCTGGACCATGCGCGCGTTCGGGTCGGTAATTTCAGGCGATTCAGTTGGCTCCGTTTTCATGTTTGCTCCAATTAAAGCAGCGCCGCGGCATCGAATTCCTCGACGCGGCATCGCTGCAGGGTTTCGGTTTTATTGTCGGACCCCAGCAAGTCACCGGGATCGAATTGGCTCAGATCGCGCCGAGGCGCGTTGTCCAGCGCCCGGCGCGGCGCCGGGATGGCCCTGGTAGGGATGCGTTCCACCGCGTCCCCATCATTTTGCTCGCCCGTCGAAATCGTCGCCCCTTCCCCGGTGCCACTCCGCACCGTCGCCTCGCGGACGCCCGGCTTGCCATCCGGCCGAATCGCCTCCGCGCTCCGGTGCAGCGCCTGGGCCGCCCGACGCACCGGGCCGGTGCCCGCGTCTGCCGCGTCGCTGTAGCCCCACGCCCGCCGCGTCCAGCGCGCGTGCCGGTCGGTCATCTCCAGCCGGCCCAGCACTGCGCCGTCCCGGTGACCGCCGAAAGCGCCCGCCAGCGTCGCCGTCGCGTATTCGTCCGCCGCGAATGGATTCCAATGCAGCCGCACCGAGGCCCCGAGCCAGTCCACCAGCCACGTCGCCGCGAACGAAAACCGCTCCGAAAATCCCTCCGCCAGCGGCACGGTCGTTTGCAGCAGAAGTTTCCTCACCTTCAACGGGTCGCTCACGAACGGCGCGAACAGCCAGCGATCTTCCGCCGCCACGCGCCGCAAGTGTTTGCCCGCCTCGCGAGCGAAAAACTCGCCCGGCTGCCACCGACCGTATCGGCTGCCGTTGATCCAATGGTCGTTGTGCTCTGCGATCACTCCGCGGATCTCCCGCAGCACGTCCGCCAGCATCATAAAATGCCGCCGCGGGTCCGTTGCGCCAGCCCGGCAGGATTGCAGCAGGGCCGTCACCCGCTCCTCCTCGCCGCGATAGCGCCCCACCTGGCCCGGCAGAAACGACAGCCGCGTCCAGAGTTGGTTGAACACTCCCTCGACGACCTTCTCGTGCGGCGAGTTCGCCCGAATGATCTGCACCCCGGCCAGCCCGAGGCACCGCGTCAGTGCCGTGGACGCGCTCACGCCCTTCTCCAGCACCATCCGCCGCGGCAGCCCGTGTTCGCGCGCCGCGATATCAATCGTCGCCACCAGATCCTCGGCCCGGTAGGAGTCCCGCGGCCGCGCCGTGTAGGAAAAGCCGGGGATGAACTGCGAGCGGTGGTCCACCAACAACAAAAACTGGAACCGGCCCGGCATCACCTTGTGCGGCCACTGCGGATCGTCGGTGGGCACGCAGCAAACGAGATTGATTGTGCCGTCATCCAGCGTCCACACCTCGCCGGGTTCGATGGGCCGCTCCTCGCCCGTCTCTGGGTCCGTCCACAGCATGAGGCTGCCCGGAGACTCGATGTAGTCCAGCCAAGCCTCGCGACCGTTGCGGAAGGAGCGCGTCGTCGCCTCGCCGATGCGCAACTGGTTCCGCTGCGCCTGAGTAAGAATAGGCAGCCCATCCGCCTCGCGTGCCAGCATCCGCTCGCCGAGGTCCGCCGGCAGATCGCCCGCGCGAATCGCCTGCCGCACCGCCTCGGCCATGCTGCCGGATTTCCAATCGCGATTCGACAGCAGCAACCACCGCCGCACCGCCGCCACCTGGTTCGCCGAGAGCGCCGTCGCGTGCGCCTCGCGCCGCGCCGCGGTCCGGCTGCTCCGCGTGGCCATGTCGCAAGCCGTCGGGTCGGACAAATGCGCCGCCCGCTCGCACAATTTGAAAATACTCCCCATCGGCAGGTCCATCGCCGCCGCCGTGGCCGCCCATGACATCCCCTGTGCCCGGAGTTCCCGCGCCCGGCGCACCAGCGCCACGCGCCGCGCACCGGCCTCCATGTCCGCCGCCGTGAAGGCCGGGACTTCTCCATTCCCCGGTAGGGATGGCTTCCACGCCGTCCCCAATTTCTCCCCTTCCACCGCTCCCCGACTCACGCCCGCCTCTGCTTCATGCGGGACATCTCCCGTGCGACTGGCGAATCCCTCCACGCCAGCCTGCGCGCAATCCATAGAACGCACAGCGGAACTCTCTTCCGGCAACACACCGGCGGACGTGAATCGGGGAGCGGTCATATCAGTTTCATCATGGGTTAGTAGCTCGCTAGTTCTTTGCGCGCGGCGGCCTATTTCAGACTTCAATCGCGGGTTCCGTCGGCGGCGAGAGTTTCGGGACGTGGCGCAGCTTGACGCCGCTGGTTGGCCCCATGAACGGGATCTCTGGTTCCTCGCCCTTCATGAGTGAGTATTCGAGCTGCGCCTTCACGGTCCCAAGGATTTTTCCCGCGGCGTTCGTCATCTCCTTCACCTGGTTGGCGCGGCGCGGATCGGCCTTCACCCAATCGAAGGCGTCAAGCAGTTGGTCGCGGAGTTCGTTGATGTTAGTTGGTTTCGACATAGTCTCTTTAGTTTGCGGTTGAGGGCTACCAGTTGCACAAAATCATCAGGCCATGCAGATGGGGGGATGTCAGTTTTGTAAGACAGCCCGCAGCGCACGCTGTATGCGTCCTTGGACGCGCGCCGCTTCTCCGCGTTTTTTGGGTTGGCGAGCCACCTATCCATTCGGGCACGTATCTTCTCTGGGTGTTTCTTCCTCCAGGCTGATTCCTGGGCTCGTTTTTGCGCCCGCCTTTTGGCCTTCTGCTCCTCAGTCATAACGCCTCCAGTTGGAATCCGTGCCACAGCCGGCGCGTCTGGATCATGGTCCGCGTCATCTCGCGCATCTGGCTGCGGCCCTGGTTGTCGAAGTGCCGGAACTCATCTGAGGTCAGCGTCCGCAAGTGCCGGTAGCCCGGACTCCCCGGCCCGCCCACCACCACGCCGTTCGTCGCCGCGCGCACGGCCCGCAGCCAGCGTTTGTTGTCCTCGCTCACCGCCAGCCCGCCGTCGCGCAGGATGTCCGCCGCCGTCGTCCACGTCTGCCGGCCCTCCAGCATCGCGATCAGCCACGGCGCCGCCGCCTCCGGGTCTGTGCTGCCGAACCGCTTCACCGGGTCCGGGCTCAAATTCAGGTCCAGGTTGTCGCTCATTTCGCTGCCTCCTTCATTTGCTGAATCGTCGCCAGCATCCGCGCTGCATCGGGCGTAGAGACGCGCGTCTCGCCGTCTCCTGCCGCCTCCGCCCGCCCCGTCCCCCGCAACACCGCCGCCCGCGCCGGGTCGCCCTGCGCCCGCGTCGCCCGCCGCGCCGCCGTGGCCGCGGCCAGGTCTTCCTCGCACTTGTCCGGCTGCTCCACCAAATTCGTGAACTTCAGCACGCTCGCGCACGTGTGCGGCTTGTCCTTCCACTGCGCCCGTCGCCGCTTGACCACCAGTTCCAGCGCCTCCCGTATCCCCAGCTTGTGTCCCGAGTGCCGGATCCACGCCGCCACCGTCTCGCCCCACAACTGCCACGCGCACCGCCGCCCGATCGTGAGCACCACCGACTGCCCCGTCAGCCGCTCATAAAGCGCGTGCAGCTCCTCGATTTGTGCGTTGGTCAGCATGTCGGCTTCCGTGTGTTTCGTGTGTTTCGTGGTTCTTCTCGGGTCACTCGTACGTGTCGCAGCCGTGGGAGATGAGATCTGAAATGCAGTCCGCGATGATGTCCGCGCCCAGCGTGTTTCCCGTCGCGCGGTGGATGGCCGCGGCCTCGCGCAGCATTTGCAGGGCCTTGGCCCACTGCGCATTAATCGCCGCGATTTCTTCGGGTGTGCGTTTGCTCTTCATTTCGTGTGGTTCGTGTGTTTCGTGGTTCTCAAAACGGCCTCGCCTCCACCGGCGCCGCATCCGTCCACGCATTCCCCCGTTGCCCCAGCGTGCGCCAGACCGCTTTCAGCCGCGGCAAATCCAGATCGTCCGGGCTGCTCACCTGGCCCCGCGTGATGTCCTGCACCAGCCGCACCACGTAACTCTCCCGGCACCGCCGCTCCATGCTGCCCAGGATGTAATGCCGCTCGATCAAGCCGGGGTCCGTCCACGCCAGTCGGCCCGAGGGCGGCCGGAAATTGCCCAGCGTGTCGGGATCCTCCAGCAGCCCGCACAGCACCACGAACAGCCCCAGGCTCAGATCGTAGCGGTCCACGAAATCCGCCGCCCGCGCCGGCCCTTCGCGCCGTGGCTCCCGGCGATGACCGGACGCCCGCGCCACGGCGAGTGCATTCGCTGCGTGGCGCAGGTCGTCCGGCGTCGTTGCCCGGCACTCCGGCCCGAGGTGCCGCTCCGCGGTGGTCTCGACCAGCGTGTTCCATTCGCTGTCCGGCGCCGTGCGCGTGAGCCGCTTGCCGGCCCACGACCAGTTCGCCGCGAACGCGCGGCCCCAGGCCGGAAAGTAAAGCCGCTTGCGTTGGTTCTCAGTCATTGCGCCGCCCTCCCCGTCACCGGCAACCACTGCACGGCCCGCGCGCGGTTGCCATTCGGAGCGACGGTTCGCCGAGCATCCCCCCGCGGCAACTTCACCACCTGGCCTGCCAGCTCCGCCGCGTCCATCCTCCGCATAATCGCGTTGCGGTCAGCCCAGCCCTCCATCGCCGCCAGCAGATCCTCCGTGTCGAACGAAACGCCGCGTTTGCAGCAAATGTCCAAGGCCGTCCCGAGGTCCGACTGCTGCCGCGCCCGCTTGCCCTGGCACGCCGTCACCAGTGCCGCCACGAGCGACTGCTCCGGCGGCGGCGGCGGAGCCACCAGCCGCTCCGCCGCCGGCGTGAGCACCACCACCGACGGCTTAACCACCCGCAGCGGCGTGATGCGCACCCGCCCCTCGCTCAGCGCCCGGACGATGTCCTCCGCCTCCGCCGCCGTCGCCGCCGTTGTGGTCACGCTCTTCATGGGTCAAGCCTTGCCCGCGGTGGTTACCCAAACGCCGTCGCCAATGTTTTCCACCATGCCCTTGGCGCGCATCCGATACACTGCCGAGTAAGCGCCCTTGTCGCTCAGGCCGGATAGCTCCTGCAGTTTCGCCACCGTGAAGGTTTTCCCCAGCTTCGACAGCAGGGCCGCGTCATTGCCTCGCACGCGCTTCGGTTTGGCTGGTGGAACGGTGGGGAGTGTCTCCAGATGCGTCTCTGGGTCTTGCCCCGCGGGCGACGGGATGCGCTGCTTGATCGCGTCCAGCGTCGCCTGCGGGCTGTTCCCCTTCGCCCCCTTCGCCCCTTCGCGCGACACCGGCGGAGTCGGCGGCAGGATCACCTCGCAGGCCGCCTGCTCACCGGCCGGACTGGGGATTTGCCCATCCAGCCCGAACAGCGCGACCAGGTTGTCCCGTGTCTCGATCCCCTTGCGGATCATGTCATCAATGCGCAGCGCCGTGGCCAGGGCCATCTCGCGGGCGCGGTTTGTCTCGGTAAGGTTCATGTCTTCTTTGCCTTTCGTGTGGTTCGTGTGTTTCGTGGTTCAGTTGTTCTGCGCCGTTTCTGGTTTCGGCGTCAGGTAAAACTCGTCACTCGTCTCGAAGCGGATGCCCATCTTCTCGCACTCCTTTTCGCTCAGCATGTCCTTGTCCTCCAGCAGCGCCTGCTTGTTCACCGCCGGCTCCTTGTAGCGCAGATACTTCTCCGCGCCGTGCCGCATCATCCGGTCAATGACCTCGGCCCACTTCAGTTTCTTCGTGGCCGTCTGGACGCTCGTCGCGAGCCGGAACCCGAACACGCACAGCGGCGTTTCCCGGCTCTTTTTCTCGCCCAGCACCTCCGCCCGATGCGCGTCCGTGTAGGCCGTGATGGCCCGCTCCAGCGTCGCGCAATCGTCCAGCATCGTCTGGATGCGCTCCTCGTGCCGCTTCTCGACGCCGGCCATCTCGCCCTCCATCGCCGCCTTGGCCTGCGTGAGGGCGATGCGTTTGCGGACCAGGTCGCCCGCCGCGCTGTCCAATGTCTCTGTGCTTGTGATCGTGATCATGTTTGGTTCGTGTGTTGTTGGTTCCGTAAAAGGTCAGTCCTACCGCGCCCGTATCCCCACCGCCCCCTGCACTGGCGCGCCGTTGTCCACGGAGTTCGTCCGCCGGAGCAGATTCAGGTGGTCCGCGTTCGTGCAACCCAGGCCCCGCGGGCAAATCCAGTTCGTCCGGTACTGCGCCGCGTGCTCCCTGGTCAGCGCCGCCTGCGCGACGGGGAATGCCGCCGCCGTCAGCAGGAAAAACACCGGCGCCGCCACGAACGGCAGCGCCACCGCCGCCGCCAGCAACCGGCCCGAGGGCGCCGCGCCCGGCCGCCGCGCCAGTTCCGCCTCGTAAATCGCTTTGCGGCGCCGATAGCTCGGCAACACCCGCGGGCTCGCCGCGACCGTTATGCCGTAGTCAATGCGCGCAATCTCCCGGCGCAATTGGTCCACCGTCATCGCCTCCGCCTTGATCTGGGCCAGTGTTTCTTCGTTCATGGTCGTTGGTTCAAAGCGCCGCAATGAATCCCACCCTCGCGCCCCACAGCGCGCTGCCGGCCACCCAGGCCGCGCAGATGGCGAGGTGAAGGCTCACGGTTCCGGCCCCAAGCACAGCACGAACACGCACAGCAGTAGCAGCCAGAACCCCGCCCCCAGAATCCAGGCAAACGGCAGCCACACCGGGATCCGCTTCGACGGCGCGGGCTCTTCGCCGTCGCGCACGATCGCCAGCCGCGGGCTCCCATCAATCGGCGTTACCCGCCGCAGTTGCGCCTCGCTGTTCGCCCGCCAGCAGGCCGCCGCCAGCACGCGCCACTCGGCGCCCGTGAATTGTGTTCTAGTCTTCATTTTCGTGTCTTTCGTGTCTTTCGTGGTTAAATAACGCGCCGCTTCCGCAGCAGCCCCGCAGCGCTCCCGCGCGTCACCCGCGGACTGCCCCCCGCGCCGCGCCGCCGCGGGCTGTCCTCCGTCAAACTCAGCAGGCCATCGTCCACGAGCTGGATGATGTGATGGTCGCTGCACATCCACCGCAGCCCGAGGTCGCGCGCCGTGAACCACGGACGCCCCTCGGGCAGCACATGCGCCAGCACCGCCGTCTCGTCGTCGCCCGGCTGCCGCTCCCCGCGCGCCAGCGCCTCCACGCACGGACGCCACAGCCGCAACTCGCGCCGCCCCGCCCCGCGGCTCCGCAGATCCCAGGCCCACAGCAGCGCCCCGGTTTCCACCATCGCCGCCAGTTCGTCCGCCGTGCGTTGGACCAGCCACGTCGCCGCACTCACGCGCCCCAGCGGCACGCGGTCGCTCCAGCGCACACCCAATGGCAGGTCCGCGGTGGTCACGACTCCTTGCCCTCCTGTTCGCGACGACGCAGCTCTGCCGCGACCTTTTTCCTCAGCGTGTCGAGATAATCGTCCGGCGCCTGAGTCAGGCTGTCCCCGATGGCCGTCGCCGCCTTCGCCTTCGCCTCGTCGTCGAACTTGTTCCAGTATTCGTACCGGGTGGCCACGTCCGACCAGGCCTCCTGCCAGAGCCTCAGTTGCTTCGGCGCGCCGATGTCATTCACCGTCACCGTGCTGCCCGACAGAATGCTCTGGATCCCCGCCTTGACCGCGCCCAGGCCCATCCCGTGCTCGTCGTGGTGGATCATCGGCACGTAGTATTCCGCGAAGGTGAGCTTGGCCCCGCGCTTCCGCCCCATCAAAGCCAGGTTCGCGACCGCGTCGTCGCCCGTCCATGCCCGCGGTTCCGGATTCGCCTCGAACAGCCGGTGCAACTCATTGGCCTGCTCCAGCAAACGCACGGAAACCCCGATCTGCGCGGCGTAATCCGCCACCGTTTTCTCCCCGTTGGGGGTATGCGCGAACGCCGTTCGTTCATGGGACGGCAGCTTGATCATTTGGGCCATCATCGCCGCCCGACGGGCAAAAGCCTCCTTTACAAATGGGGCAAAAGTGAACGCCCGCTGGCTCGCCGACATGTGCCGCCGGCACTCGCTGGCGAGCAAAACCTCCAGCGCCTCGGCCTCCTCGCGGACCACCACTGGCACCTCGGCCAGTTGCAGCGCCGTGGCCGCCTCCCACCGCGTCACCCCGTCCAGGATTTCCCCGTCCGTCGTGATGATCAAAGGCTGCTGGATGCCCTGCTCCTTGATGCTGCGGCGCAAGGCCCGCGCCTTGTCCGAATCCTTCGCCCAGCGCCCGACCAAATGTTTGACCTTCGCGTGCGGTCGCAGTGTGGCCGGGTCGCGACTGGTAGGGACGGGTTTCACCCCGTCCCCAATTTCCTTGGCTTGGTTCACGAAATCCTCCTCTCGCCGTGGATGCATGGCCCGCTGCGCCATTCCAGCGCCGTCAGCAGGCAGACCGTCTTCAGTTCGTTGCTCCGCGCGCCGCGGTAATCCAGCGCCCAGCGCCGCATGATGCGCCGGCATTTCGGACAGGTGTTAATGGGTAGTTTGCTCATGTTCAGTTCAATTCAGGGTGTTCAAATTGCCGTTGCGTCTGGACGATCTCCCGGACCTCCGCCAGCACCGCATCCCGCCGGTCGTCCGTGCTCATGTGGCTCGTGCCGTGGATCTTGACCACTTTCCACCAGGGCAGTTGCTCCTCGCTCACCGCGCAGATCGTCGGCTGGTGGACCTTGCTCATGCGTTCGCCCTCCGCATGTGGGTCGTGGGGAACTCCGTCACGTTGCACGCCCCGGCGCATGGGGCGACGCCCGATTCGTGCGCCGCAAAAGCCGGGATGGTTACGGACATCATCGGCGGCAGATCGTCCGCCGCCCGCCCGTTCAACTGCGCCACCAGGCCGCGCGCGGCCCGGCTGGTCTGGACCGCCACGGTCGGGCGCACGCGCCAAGATTCCGCGTCCGGATTCACCCGGTAGCGGCGCATCCCCTCCGGCGTCTCGCTGCGCTGGATCACCCGGCACGCCTCCAGATCCTCGACGACCGTCGGGATGTGCTGCGCCGGGACTCCGCACAGTTCGTGCAGCGTCTGGTTCGATGGAATCACCACCGACCGCTGCCCCTGGCTCAGGCTCTCCATCACCAGCGCATCAATGACGGCGCAGTGCCGTTTGCTGAGGTCGAAAAGATGCTTGGTCCTGACGACGAGGCGCCCGGACTGAATGAGGTCGCGCTGCTCGGGGGTAAGCGTGTCGGGGTTCATGTTCAGTTCGCTCCGCTCGCGATGCCGTCGGCGATCAGCCGGTCGGCCAGCCATTGCAATTTCTGCCCGCGGCGTTGCGCGGCCTTGCGCAGTTGCTCGTGGGTTTCGCGGCTGATCCAGACCGAGGCGGGGCCGCCGGAAAGCCGGGTTGCTCGGGGTGGGGTTGGTTTTGTCGTGGTGCGGGGCACGACGAAACTCTAGAGAATCGCTAGAGCGGCGTCAACAGTTTTTTAGAGAATTTTGTCGGCGCATGAAATAGCCTCCGCCCGTGGGTAGAAATCACAGTCCCGGCGAGAAGCTCCAGACCTTCGGGTTGGAGGCTGATTTGGTGCCGCGCATAGATCGCGCGCGAAAGCCGCTGTACAAAACCCGCTCAGGGTTCTACCGGGTCGCCGTGCTGGAAAAACTCCACGTCATCGAAGCGGCGCGCGGCCTCGCCAAGTCAGACCGCACGACAGCGGCCGCCTTGTCGCTCAATGAGTCCGCTAATTCTTCCCCGCCTCCCCCGCCCGCACCCGGCAACCAGGCCCTGGACACGGATGCAACTCGTCGCATGAAGCGCAAACCGCGAGGGTAGCGCGCAGCTCTCGCTCGCGCGCCTTGTGGGCGTCGGCCAATCGCTTCCGTTCTTCTTGCGTCCGCGGATCGGGTACATCTTCCATGCTCCCGGAATTTTCCACGGCCCGCGCGCGACGGCAAGCGGCTGCACGAATCATGCGAAAGGTTGACACTCTGACACCGGCAGCTAAAACAGCCCTGTGAAGACCACGCTCTCTGTCATCTGCCTCGCCCTCTGTCTCACCGCCTGCGCCCCGCCGTCCGCGCCCGCGCCCGCGACCGATCCCGACGTTGCGATCCTCCGCGCCGAGGTCGCCGCCCTGGCCAAACGCCTCACCGCCGCCGAGTCCGCGCTGCTCACCATCCGCGGCCCCAATCCCGCGGCCGATGCGACGATCCCGGACATTTACGGTGAGATGCAGGTGGTCCTGAAGCGACACCTCGAACACGACACCGACATCACCAAACTCGCGCGCCAATCCACGGGCCACTCCGAAGCCCTCACCGAAATCATGAAGCGCATCCAAGTCCACGACGACGACCTCCGCCGCCGCCACGGCATCCAGGTCCGCCGATGAACCGCCCGCCGTCATCCGTCCTCCGTCCTCCGTCCTCCGCCCCGCGCCGCCGCCGCCGCGCGCGGGTTGACCCCGCCGACCGCTCCCTCCTCTGGCACCTCTGGACCGCGTTCCTGCGCATGGGCCGCCTGCCCCGGTAGGGCGGCGCTGCCGCGCCGCCTTCCCGTTTCACGTTTTACGTTTCACGCCCCCGCTCCAACGGGGGTTTTTTGTTTCCGGAATCCGTCCCCCGGCACCCGTCCCGAGTCCCTCCAAATAGGCCGCCGCGCGTTAGGCCGTTTCCCGCCCGGTTGCTAGGCTCCCCGCGTGAGCCGCAGTTCCCCATTTTGCCGCCCCCGCGCTCCACTCGCCGCCACTGCATCGCAGCCGTCGAGGGGGGCGGCCTCTTTCCTGCGCTTTCTAAAACACCGGGCCGGCGGTGTGCCGGGCATCTGCGCGGGCTTCCGCGTAAACGGAGTGCGCAGGGTTCAGCAATCCGCTCCCAAAGAGCCCACCGGCCTTCCCGCTTATGTCCACTAACTCGATCCCCAATGCCCTCACCCGACACACCGCCGCCGCCATCGGCGCCGGGACCGCTGCCGCCGCCGACGACAGTTTCATCCAAATCCTCGGCGCCCTCGTCACCCTTGCCAGCGTCGCCTGGTCCATCTGGGAGAAGCGCCAGGCCAATCGCCCCAAGCCCAGCCTCTACCCGCCCACCACCACCCTCGCCCTGCTCCTGCTCCTCACCGCCACCGGCTGCCAGACCATGACCACCGAGCAACGCCTCACCCTCGTCCAGACCGTCGCCACTGAATCCGCCTACGTCGGCGCCGCTTATGCCTTGGAAGACAACCCGCAAATCCGTCCCCACCTGGCCGCCTCCGTCCTCGCCCTCGAAGCCATCATCGCCCGCGAAGCCTTCAGCGCTGAAAACCTTCGTGCCGCCTTGAACGGCATCCCCGAATTACGCGGTGCCAGCGGCGCGTTGCTCGATGCCGGCCTCACCCTCTACATCGTCGGCACCGGGTTCGTCACGCTCGACTCCGCCCCCTACGTCCGCGCCGTCGCCCTCGGCACGCGCGACGGCCTCGCCCGCGCGCTCGCGCGCCCCACCGGCCCCGCCACGCGAGCCTTAAACCCGCCGCTCCCGAAGCAATGCGCCATCCCCGCCCGATGACCTCTGTCCTCTGTCCTCTGTCCTCTGCCCTCTGACATCTTCCCCCCCCCCATGCTCGCCCAAATCGCCGACGTGCCCCCGGATTTCCTCAAATCCCTCATCCTTGCCTGCGTCGCCCTGACCATGTTTTGCGGCACCATCATTGCGAGCGTCCTGGGCATCCTCACCTACCAAGCCCGCGGACGCGCCGTGAAGAGCATCATCTCCCCCGACCCCCTCAGCATCCGCCGCGCGCAGGAGTATGTCGAATACCAGCTATGGGAACGCGAGCACAACAACATCCTCGCCCGCCTCGCCAAAGTTGAAGGCCACTACGACGCCCTGCGCGACGCCATCACCGACCAGGGCCAATCCACCGACGCCAAACTTTCCGACCTCGCCAAAGAAACCCGCACCGGCATGGGCAACGTCCACGCGCGCCTCGACGCCGTGATCCCCGTGTTGTTCCGCGTCGCCGGCAAAATGGGAGTCATCGCCCCCGCCAAGAGCAACGACAATGAATGAAGACCGCCGCGACGCCATCATCCTCGAAACCCTCTCCGCGCTCCGCGTGTGCCCGCAGGGCCAGTGCCGCGTTAACGTCCTCAAGCCCGCCGTGGATATGAGCCTGCGCCCCTCCACGCTCGGCAGCGAATTTCAGGATGCCCTCGGCCACGCCGAGGCGCAGGGCTGGATTGTCGGCCTCCGCCCGCCCATCGGCCCCGTCGAGTGGCGGCTCACCAACGACGGCGCCGGCCTCCTCCTCACCCAGCCGCGCCGCTGATTTTCCCATGATCAACAAGTTCGATCACCTCGCCGACGAATTGGAGGGCTTGCTCGCCAAGCCCGAACTCGGCGGCCAGGGCTGGACGCTCAAGCGCGTTGCCGCGTGGCTTTACGAGCGCGGCGTCACTCAGGGCTACAGCGCGGCGAAAGGCAAACCCAAGCGCCTCGCCAAGTCCAAGGCCAAGCCCGTCACCGAAGGCATGGTCCAGGACTGGTGGGCTCCCCGCCGCGCCAAACTCGAAGAGCGCCGCGATCTGCGCATGTTCCTCACCGACGCCCGCAACGACGCGCAAGCGACCCTCTCCATGCCCGGCGCGCAGGGCGACATCTTCCTGCAGGCCGGCCTCGTCAAAATCGGCGCCCTGGTCATGAAACTCGCCGACTCCACCAAGCTCGACCCCGAGAGCGTCGGCCAGATCAAGGATCTCTGGGGCAGCCTCGTCGCCGGCATCCGAGAAAAGCGCAGCGCCGAAAGCCTCGCCCTCGACCGCGAGAAATTCGTCGCCGGCCTCCGCTCCAAAATCGAAGCCGGCATCCAGGCCATCCACGACGAGATCAAGGGCGACAAGGAAGCGGAGGCCCTCGTCGAGCGGCTCAAAGAGCGCGTGAGCAAGGCCGTCCATGAAGCGTGAAACCGCCGTTGGCCAGCTCGCCGCACTGACCACGCAAGACGCCCGCGCCGTTCCCGCGCCCCGCGTGCGGACCTTCCGCGAGTTCTTGGCCGAGCACGCCCGCGTCCCCATCGGCGGCGGCGAATATGGACCCTACACCTTCAAGGGCCGCGAAGCCCTCGAAGCCATCGTTGACACCATTGACCAAGTCCTCGGAAACCCGGTAGGGACGCGTTCCACCGCGTCCCCAATTTCTTCCCCACTCCTCAAAGACTCCACCCTCGTGATCGCCGGCGGCGCGCAGTTCGGCAAAACCATCCTCGAGCAAAACCTCGCGGCCTACCTCACCGCCTGCAAGTTCCTCAATGCCGGTGTCTATCTCCCCGACGACAAGCTCGCCGACAGCATCGTTGACACCAAGTTTCGTCCCGACGTGGTGGACCAAATCGGCTGGTTCGCCCGCATGACGCAGGTGGGCAAAGCCGTCAACAAATCCGGCCGCGCCGTCAACACCAAGGGCGCGTTCCTCGTGACGGATGGGCAGCGCAAAGCCGTCGGCATGTTCCGCGGCCTGCAACGAGTGCCCACGTCGTTCAGCCTCGATGTCGTCGTGCGTGACGAAGAAGACGACATCCCGCGAGACAAGGCGAAGTTCCTCAGCGGCCGTCTGACCGCCTCCGCGCTTCGCCTCCAACTGATCGTCGGCACCCAGCGCGTCCACGGCGCCGGCCAGAATCGCCAATGGGAGCAAGGCAGCCAGGGCGTGATGCTCCTCGGAGCGCCGAATTCCAATTCGGCGCGTCGGAACAAATCGGAACCCGCCGGCATCAACCCCGAAGAATCCTGGCCCCAAATCTGCCGCTGCCAACTCGGCGCGAAACCCTCCCCCTCCGACCCCTGCCTCACCTTCGAGGGCGATTTCAAACGCCCTGGCAGCACCATCCCGCTCGCCACCTACACCCCCGAAGGCCGCTACTACCTCGCCCACCCGAAAACCGGCGCCCCCCTCGACCGCTCCCGCGTCACCTGGGAACACCGTCGCCCCGAGCGGATCGCCCTCCGCCGCTGGTCCTGGCGCATCTCCCAACTCGGCATCCCCGCCATTGACCTCGCGCAAATCGTCGCCCACTGGACCCGCGCCGTGGCCGACGGCGAGGAAATGATTTCCTTCTGCTGCGACCGCCTCGCCCTCCCGAAGTCCGCCGCGCAAGCCCTCTCCCCGAAGATCCTCGACCGCGCGCGCGCCGTCGCTCCCTACGATTTCGGCATGGGCGCCACGCCGCACTTGCCCCGCTTCGCCGGCCTTGACATGGGCGACCGCTGCTGGCTCCTCATCAACGAAGATTGCCCCCAGGGCAGCCGCGTCCTGCGCGCCGACAAGATCGCCGCCGGCGACGTCGTGGCCCGCGTCACCAGCCTCGCCGCCGCGCACCACGTCTCCGCGCTGTTCGTGGACGAGCGCCCCCTGGTCAACGAAGCCCGCACCATCGTCCTGCTCCTGAACAAGCTCGAAGGCATCACCTGGCCGCGCGTGCCCGATTGGAACGCCCCCGACTGCTACGTCAGCCTCCCCGGCGGACTCACCTGGGATGGCCGCAATCGCCGCTGGAAAAACCTCCGCGCCGCCGTCGTGCGCTTCACCAAGCACAAGCTCGGCAGCGGCCTGCAGCAAACCGCCGTGGAGTTCTCCGAGAGCGGCGTCACCAAATTCGTCCCCTGCATCGAGTGCAACCGCTTCGAGACCATAGACCGCGCCGTCCGCGAATTTCTGACGCCAGCCGAGAACGTCATCGAGGTCGTCAACGGCGCAGTGCGCGCCCACCCGGCCTGCCTCCTCCCCCGGATGATCCCCGGCGCCCCCGGCATCCTTGAAACCCTCGACGCCCATCTCCTCGCCGGCAGCCAGCGCGAAAAGGATCCCAAGACCGGCGAAGTCGGCGACTACCTCGACGCCATCGAAAACCATCTCCTCCTCGCCCGCGGCTACGGCGCCCTCGCCAAGCAGCTCGCCGGCCCCGCCAGCCAGGCCGGCCCCGTCTGGGCCCGCCCCTTGATCTTCGGCAACACCTACTGACCCATGAACCTCCTCCAGCAGATCGCCGCCAAGTTCGCCGCCGCCGCCGGCCTGCCCGTCGCCCCGTGGCGACGCCCTTCCCTCTCGGCCGAGCCCCGCGCCGTCAGCAGCACCGTCACCGCCGCCAGCATCCAGAGCGCCCTCCGCTCCGCCGAGGCCGGCGACACCCGCAACCTGTTCGCCCTCTACCGCGACATGGCCCTGGACAACCACGTCCAGGCCGAACTCCAGAAGCGCAAACTCGCCGTCATCTGCGAACCCTGGCAGATCATCCCCAACGACAAAGCCAGCCCCGCCGACGTCGCCGCCGCCCAAGCCTGCGATGTTCTCATCGAACGCTGCTCCAACTGGTCCGACGGCCTCGCCGCCCAACTCGACGCCACCATCTGGCCCCTGGCGACGTGCGAGAAAATCTACCGCCCCGGCGCCGACGGCCTCCGCTACGAACTCGACAAATTCGTCCCCGTCAACCCCACCACCTACTGCTGGCTCAAGCCGGCTTCCGGCAATCCGCATTCCGCAATCCTCACTCCGCAATCGTTTGAGCCCGACCTCTGGTTCTACCAGGTCAACGAAAACGGCACCGTCTCCTCCGAAGCCAAGCCCGCCGATCCCGACCGCCACTGGGTCTATCGCGGACACCTCATGCACGGCGTCCGGGACAACTGGGGCGGCCCCATGCGCGGCCTCCTCTTCTGGTGGCTCCTCCGCCTCAAAGGCCGCGAGTGGTTCGCCCACCTGATCGAGACCTGGGGCAAACCCTACCCCGCCGCGTTCGTGGATCCCCAGGATTCCGCGGGCATTGCGATGTTGGAGGCTGCCTTCAGCCCCGACAAGCGCATCCACGGCCTGGTCGTCAGCAACTCCACCCGGCTCGAACTCCAGGAAATCGCCCTTTCCGGCAGCGCCGACGCCCACGAGAAATTCGGCAATCTCTGCAACCGGGAAATCTCGCTCCTGATCGTCGGCCAGACCCTCAGCAGCCAGGCCCAGCCCACCGGCCTCGGTAGCGGCACCGCGGACCTCCAGAGCGAAGTCCGCGCCGACATCCGCGCCTGGGACCAGCAAAAGCTTGGCGAGTCCATCCGGCAGCAGGTTTTCGCCCCATTCCTGCGCATCAATGGCCTCCCCGGCCGTCCCCCGCGGATTGTCTGGGGCGGCGTCAGCCAGGCCAAGGTTGCCGCCACCGCCGCCGTCCTGGTCCAGGTCACCCAAGCCGGCCTCGAACCCACCGACGCCGCCCTCCCCGGCCTGTCCGAATCCATCGGCTTCGAACTCCAGCGCAAAGCCCCCGCGCCCGCGCCCGCAGGCGGCTTCGGCGGCTTCGGCGGCTTCTCCGCGGACTCCGTCCTCCGTCCTCCGTCCTCCGTCCTCCTCCCCGCCGCCGCCCGCGGCATCCCCAAGCCCCCCGATGCCGGCGAAAAGCTCGTCCGCACCCACTCCGCAGACCTCGCGCGGGCCTACCGCGGCGCCCTTGCGCCCTTCCGGCAAGCCATCCTCGAAAGCACCAGCCGCGAAGACTGCCTCGAACGCCTCAAGGCCCTCTACGCCGACTGGCCCGGCGAGCGATTGGCCGCCGAACTCGACCGCGCCCTCCAAATCGCCGCCGCCGAAGGCGCCGCCCACGGCGTCAGCCGCCCCCGGTAGGGCGGCGCTGCCGCGCCGCCATCCAATCTCTCCGTGCCCCTCGACGCCACATTCGCGCAGCCCCACGAGGAAGCCCTCGCCTTCCTGCAGGGCAAACCCGCCGTCTCCCGCGCCGTTTTCGACCGCCTCCTCCCCGAGATCAAAGCTCGCGCCTTCACCGTCTCCGGCATTGAATCCGCCAGCACCATCCAGAGGATCCGCGACCAGATCGCCGGCCTCGCCATCGGCGGCGACGGCAACACCTGGGACGACGTCAAGGCCCGCGTCGTGGACGACCTCGCCGGCGCCGGTTTCGACGACGAATCCGCCCAACGCCGCGCCGAAACCCTCCTCCGCACCCACGGCAACCAGGCTTTCGAGTCCGCCAACCTCCAGGCCGCCCTCGACGACGAAGACACCACCCATCTCCAGTATCTCAGCATGGAGGACGAAAACGTCCGCGACAGCCACGCCGCTTTGAACGGCCTGATCCTCCCGAAGAACGACCCTTTTTGGGAAACCCACACGCCCCCCTGGGAATGGGGCTGCCGCTGCTCCGTCCGCCCCGTCAACCCCGACCTCGTGGACATGGAGCGCGCCTTCGACCAGGAACGCGCCCCCGAGAACCGCAACGTCATCGAAGGCGCCGTCGCCGACCAGCTCCGCACCGGCACCCTTATTCGCGACGGCCGCCGCTACAACGTCAGCCCCGGCGAAGGCCCCAACGCCTTCCGCTCCAGCCCCGGATCCCTGCGCCTCTCCCTCGACGACCTCCAAGCCCGCTACGACCCCGACGTCTTCGCCGACTTCGCCCGCTTCGCCCGCAAGCAAGAGATCCAGCCCGGCAAAACCATCTGGGATTGGCTCATCGGCAACTGACCCCATGCCCATCACCCACGACGACCTCACGCCCTTCCTCCGCCGGGCCGCCCAGGTGGGCACACCGGCCGGCCGCCATCGCATCCTGCGGACCCTCGGCACCACCCTTTTAAGCGTCACAAAAGGCACCCACTCCAGCCACGGCGCCAGCCTCCGCGCCGCCGTCTGGAAAGCCAAGCGCGACGGCACCCCCAGCACCCTCCGCAAGCGTGGCCTCCTCTGGCGCTCCTGGAACCTCACCACCTCCCCCGATTTCGCCCGGATCAACAACCCCACCATCTACGCCTCGATCCATCAATTCGGCGGCGTCATCCGGCCCAAGGAAAAGAAGAGCCTGCGCTTCCAAAGCGGCGGCCAATGGTGGACCGTCAAGTCCGTCACGATGCCTCCCCGCCCCATGATCCCGATGACCCCCGACGGCCGCCTCACCCCCGCCGCCACGCGCCTGCTTTTAGCTGCCGGCCAGCGCACCCTGAGTCGCATCCTCGGCGGCCAGATCGTCTGAGGGAAACCACCCTTTTCCGCGATCTCCGTTCATTCGATCCTCCCGTTGCGCCATCCCATCCCCGCAACCCATTCATTTACAAAGCCCCTCCGCCCCTTTCCCCCGCCTTCCCACGATTTCCCCTTCTGTCCACATGCTCCACGTCACACTCGACTGGTTGTAGCCGCCCA